ATCTTGTGGCGTGCGTCCCAAATAATGACGTTTTGGCCGTGACACAGAAAGTACGTGTGCAAAAAGTGTTCGACTGACTTGATCGTTCTGTTCTTGTCCGGTTGTTTTTCGATGAGCACGGTACCTGTTGCAAGTCGAGCCCATGGGCGCGCATCCATATGCTTCTTCAATGATCGGAAGAGACCGTCGGCCGATTGCGGAGGTACACCAGCCACCTCCCATTCGTGAATCTTTTTGGTCGCGGGATCCATAAGGCACAATGCGAGATTCTTTATACCTACATCAATTGAAAGAAGTAACATACTATTAAAGAAGTGAGATACAACTTTAAGTAATGTCTAACGTGTGTTGTTGGTGGTGCTGTCATACATTCCCAGGTCCGTCCCTCCACTACCCTTACAGGTACGACGATCGCAGGAAACACTTTTCGACAACTGGACATTTTTGTTCGTGGGAATGTATCAAAAGCTACGCTATCGACAATGCGGGTGCACGATCAGGTGAAGTCCTGATGATTTTGGCCCTCATGAGGAAACAGGCCAACGACAACAAGTACATGCTCACGCGCCCGGCACCCAAGAGAGTCACTCTTAAGATGTTTGGAGGACCGATGAGTATCGAAGATTTTCGAACATCAACATCGAACGTCTTCGTGACAATGCCGTGGGAAACTCATCTCATACCGATCATTTCAACAACGTCGAGTACGCTCGCACGAACAATCGCCGTCGATGGACCAAAGGATGATATCGTGCTCAGAAGGTCTAAACCTTTAGCGCGCGCAAAAAGTAGTCTAGAAGCTGCGCTTGGTATTACACGTAAGACGAGATGAAGAGAGTGTGCAGTTTTTTCGGATGCGACGAGCCTATACAACGGAGCCCTCGTTGGATGTTTCGGAATGGTACCGTTGTGAATGCACAATCGTACTATGCCGCACTGAAGAGTCTTTCGCGCGTGTATACAAAGAATTTTTGGGCGTCCGAGACGATACCCGGACAATGGGACGTACAGTTTGATGAGGATGTATGCGTCGAGGATGTGTCTGCACCCAACGCATTCGACGCGGTTCGAAATGCACGCTTTTACCTCGAGGCGGATTCAGAGACGCCGAAGCTTATTTACAGCTCGAGCTCGAATAATTAGAAAAGAAGCCCAGCCCGAGTGCAAACATGTATGACGCCAGAACAACAAACCAGGCGGGCAGGTCCATGTGCGCCTGGATCCGAATCGCAGGCATGCGTCGTGGAATGATCGAGTCCATAATGTCCTCGGTCGTCACCGAGTCAGACTCGTCGACGACAGACTCGTCGTCCTCCACCACAGCGGGAACATCATCGTGAATCTCAGCAGTGTCGACCATTTTCTGAATAAATGTCTCTGCTTTTTATATGGAGAACCAGACCGTCGTCATCTTGGCACTCATCGCGCTCATCGCATGGCTCATCTATGGCCGGGACCAGCGTCGTCAGCCAGGTCGATGGGGGTACGGATACGAGGGCCCGCATTGGGGACCGCGCCCAGACTGGCATGGACGTGGTGGTCGGGATCACCACGGGCCCCATGGCCGGGACTGAAAGGAGGTTTTGTCTCCACCGGACAATGACACTCTGACGCTTCTGTTAAAGCACTCAACCCCCCGTCTCACAATGGAGCCTCTGCGCACGTACGCTGTTGAGCAGATTGCCGAGATTTACAGCCTTCCCGTGACCAGTGCCAAGGTTCGCAACACGGAGATTTCGATCCAGAACTGGGTCTACGCACACACGGCCAACCCAGAGGAGAATGCCTCGTGGGAAAACCCGCACTACCGGACGCTCTACAAGCAGCGCCTCCAAAGCATCCTCTTCAACCTGCGCAAGAATCCAGCGTTGGTCGAAGCGGTCACACAAACCAAGACGGTGAACCCTGCCGAGATTGGCAAGATGACACCAGATCAACTCTGGCCAGATGGGCCGTACGCCAAGGCGGTGATCAAGAACCGCGAGACTGATCTACAGAAGCAGATGCTCAAGGCGAAGGAGGATGACGCGTACGAAGGCTTGCTCACATGTCCCAAGTGCAAGGGGAAGAAGACGAGCTACTACCAGATGCAGACACGCAGCGCAGATGAACCAGCAACCAATTTTTGCAGCTGCGTCTGCGGACACCGATGGCGATTCTGTTGAGTAATAAAATCTTACGCTATACTAAATGTCTCAAGTTATCGGCCCTCTCGGCACCATTGCGTTTAGCTCGATTGTCCTCTCGTGGATCCTGAAGAATGAAAAGAAGTGCGAGTGTGGCCAGGATTGGCGTCGCGACTATATCAAGTACTTTAACATTGTCGTGATTGTACTCATGGTTATGAATCTGACGGCCCGCTCGTTCTTTCGGCAGCAGATTCTGGGCGCTCTGAACAAGCCCCTGTTCATGAAGGGCCTGTTGGGGTTCGTGACCGTATATGGTCTGGCAGCCCTGGTCAACGTGGGATCGATCCTGACGTATATCCCGGACCTCAAGAAGAAGGGGTGCGACTGTGCGATAGAGGATGATTGGCGCGACAACTTCATCTTCTGGTACATGATTATCGGGCTAGTGCTCGCGTCCACCATGGTCCTCGTGGCTGCCGGCGCAAAGTAAATTGCTCGACCCTAGTATGCCGCGCAGGAGGGGTTTCGAAGACAAGAAGCAGAGGATCCAAGAGGTGTGCGAAGAGCTCGAGTGTGAACCATGCGAGGCGAGTCGACGTGAAATCATCAAACTTGAACAAAAACTTCGTCGTTCAGAGAGGCTTAGAGCTAGAGAGGCTAGTAAGAATAATGAGCAAGTGTGAGCTGTTACTTGACGCACTGTCTCGTTTTTTTGATGTCCCGCAGCACCGCGAACAGCTTATAGATATTCTGGGTCACCGCAACGGCATTTCGCTGCGTAACCTCGAGTGGTTCGTGACCAACTATTCCAAGAACCAACACGTCACGTACATGACACCGGCCGGTCGCCAGTTTACCGTGCACGTCGCGTACAAGTCGAGTCTGGATGGATATTCGAAGAAGCTCTTTGATCCGTTTTGTCGTACGGAGCGGATCGAGTTTCACGGCATGACAACCACCGTCGCCCAGCTCAACTTCATTCGGTGGTGCATCACCAATGGCATCATCGAGTATATGACTACGAAAGAAGTGTTGCGTAGCCGCCAGACACTTCAAGCGTCACGTAGCCGTAATAGTAAAGGTGCAAAAGGTACTGACTCGCAATTTGAGGGGTGTATGTGTCTAGGAATTTGATGTCGAGGTGGGTCGTCTGCGAGTTGAGCGTCTTGAAATCGAGCGCACCCTCTTGCGTGTACTCGGCCGGCGACTTGCCGAAGCAATACACATACAGGTTCTTTGAAGGCACGGTGAGTCCGTGATCGAGTGGCTGTTTGTACGAATAATAGAGCCCGCCGGGAAAGTTGGACAGGACGTTCTGATTGTTCAGGTAGAGCGTCGCGTACTCGATCGTGTCAATGTAGCGCACGTTTGCCCCGTTAAAGAATGTGACGGGTGTTGCAGCCTGAATGTACTTTGTCGTGTAGCCGTAGGCGTATCGCGAATCGTAAAAATTACTTTGTTGGGTTTCATACTGTTGATTTCGGACAAACCACACCATCATCGTCACTGGGTAGTTGGCAGTCAGGTTGAGCCGCATCAGACCATTCTGATACGGCTGAACCGCCTCGGACCAGACGCGCGGGACGTTAAACTGAAGTTTCGTGTTTTGGTAATACAGACGCTCCTCGGGTGTGAGGAGGATTTCCTCGATGAGAAGGCGAGGCTCGAGTATGTCGATGAGTCCATTCGAAACGTTTGTCGCTGCGTTGGTGATCCACGCCGCAGTGTTGAATGTGAATCTGATGGTGATGACCGACCGCGACACGGCGCACATGGGAAAGAAGGGCTTCTCGAGCCGCTCCTTGACTTGGTCGCTATGTGTGTGACGTCTGCAAAAGAAAAACTCGAGCGGGATGATCAGTTTGACCGGCGTGTCAGCTGGGACGTTTGTGCCTTCGGGAACGCCACCACTCACCGCCTTGTAGACGGCGTCGCGTTCGTCGGCATCCAAGAAGAGTTGATCGCGAATGACGTACCAATCGTCTGTGATTGTTTCGTACGGCAGACCATCCACGAGAAACTCAATTTTATTAAAGAGGGCTCGACCAACGAGCTCGCTGTACGAATAGCCATTCGGAAGGGCTGGCAATGTACACTGGAGGTACATGTTTGAGATGAGATCACCCATTTCGCGTGGAAAGAGATCAACTTGGGTCACCGATCCAAGGTAGGTCCGACTGGTCAGACGGAGAGGTACGGAGAGACGCTGTGTCATGGAGAATGACGTGTATTGCTTAAACTTTGGAAGCCACTGCGACTGACCACCAAAGAGGTACTTTTCTTGGGCACCGACAGCCGCCATGGACAAGAGTGCGCCCGTCCCTGCACCCCGCTCGACGATTGTTTTGAGTTCGTTCAAGCCTTCGGACGTTGCGACATTCGAGTTGAGTTCGCGAAGTTCCCCGAAAACACCCTTTATCTTGGACGCATCGTAGGCGCTCAGATCGTACGACGAGAGTCCGAATGACGTGGTTGCGTTTGAAAAAACGTTCGGAACGTAGTT